TCTCGTGGGCTCGGAGATGTGTATAAGAGACAGATCTCTTACCCCCCTATAATCCCCCCTTAATCTCCCCCGAAAAGAAAGAGAGAGGGCGCGCTCTGTCGGTGGCGGTGGGGGAATTTGAAGACTCTACTTAGGCGAGAAGTGGTGACATGGCTGCACGGCTGACGGACAAGCGAAAAAAGAAAATCATTGCTGACTATGTGCAGTTGGGCAGCTATAACGCTGTGTCCAAAATCAACGGCGTATCTGCTACCACGGTCAAGAACGTTGTGCTGAAAAGTGCGGACTTTGTGGAAAAGTGTGAACAGAAAAAAGAGGAGAACACCGCCGATATCCTGACTTACATGGAGAGCCAGAAGGGACTTGTGTGCGAGATTATAGGCAAGGGGCTGGCAGCCCTTAACGACCCCGAGAAGCTGGCGGAGGCGACGCCCGCACAGATCACAACCGCGCTGGGGACGCTGATTGACAAGTGGGCCTCCATTAACGGGGGGCCTGCGGATAAGGCAAAAGAGGATGGGCTCAGTCAAAGCCTAAGAGAGATGGCGCAGGAACTGGAGAGCGATACATGATATCAGACAAGCAAAAGAAAATTCTCGCCTTCCCCTACTCCAAGTACGATGCCCTCATATGTGATGGTGCTGTGCGTTCTGGCAAGACCTCCATCATGATGTGGGCGTTTGTGGATTGGGCTATGCGAGAGTTCTCCAGCCAGCGATTTGGTATCTGCGGCAAGACGGTGGACAGTGCCTCGAAAAATATCATTGTACCGTTTATCTCTATGACCTTAGCAAAAGAGCGGTACACACTTCGCTGGCGGCGATCGGACAAAATCCTTGAAGTTCGCCTGGGCGCTGTAACAAACTTTTTTGAGGTGTTTGGCGGCAAGGATGAGAGCTCCTTCGCTCTCATTCAGGGCCGGACGCTGGCGGGGGTTCTGCTTGACGAGGTGGCGCTGATGCCTCGCTCCTTTGTGGAGCAAGCGCTGGCCCGATGCTCTGTGACGGGGAACAAGGTTTGGTTTTCCTGTAACCCCAAAGGGCCGAAGCATTGGTTTTATCGTGAGTGGATTCTGAAGTCGACCGAAAAAAACGCGCTACGGCTCCATTTTGAGATGACGGATAATCCCGCACTGCCCGAAAAGGTTCTGGAACAGTACCGCACTCGATATACTGGCGTATTTTACGACTGGTATGTGCGAGGATTATGGGTAGACCCGACCGGGAGAGTATACCAGGACTTCGACGGGAAAAAGCATACCACGGATCGGACTCCCTGGCTTGATCAATCAGGAGAAACAAGGCCAGGAACCGAGTATTACATTTCTGTTGACTATGGCATTTTAAATCCATTCTCGGCAGGGCTATGGGCGGTCTATAAAGGCGTGGCCTACCGATGGAGAGAGTATTACTATGACGGCCGAGAAACAGGGAGGCAAAAAACAGACGAGGAACACTATGCAAAGATAGAAAAGCTGGCGGGGCATCTCCCAATTGAAAGCATAGTGATAGATCCCTCGGCATCGTCCTTCAAAGAGACAGTGCGGCGGCATGATCGTTTTTCTATTCAAAATGCGGTAAATGACGTTCTCTCAGGAATTGCGACAGTTTCCTCTCTCCTCAAAGCAGGGAGACTCAAGATTGGCGCATCTTGTAAAGACTGCATCTCCGAATTTGGCCTTTACTCCTGGGCAGTAGACAAGGGAGACAACATCATGGAGGAAGTGGAGAAAGAAAATGACCACGCAATGGATGATGTGCGTTATTTCTGCCACACGATTTTAAGACGAGAATTTGACTGGCTGAATTGGGGGTGAATCCAACGGGCTTTATAAAAAATATTGTACTGTACTTAGCGAAAAAGATGGGCCTGGAGCTACAGGATAAGCCCTTATACCGGGACGATTACAGCGATATGTCGTCCATTTCATTGACGGCGGTAATTGCCAATAAAGTGGCCACGCTGACCATGCAGGACAGCACCATCACAATTGAGGGAGAGAGCGCAAGAGCGAAGTTCCTCCAAGATTTCTTGGATTATTATATGGGCGACCGTATGGACGTGGCTGCGGAAGTAGCACTCGGGACAGGAGACTGCATCATCAAGCCATATACGGACGGGAAGCGGCTTGGGGTCGACATCATCAAGAATCGGGATTTTGTTGTCTGTGAATCCATCGGGAATGACATCCTATCCTGCATAATGAAGGTCGGAGAGATTAAGACGGAAACGAATTTGTACCAGCGCTTTGAGGTGCAGATGGTCCGCGAAGCAGAGGCCCAAAGTGGGCAAAGTACAAGTGCACTCCTAATTTACAACATAGCTTTCCGGGGCTCAGTTGAAATCCCGTTGTCGGAGGTAGATGCGTGGAAGGATATCCCGGAAACACAAATCATCCCTAACGTGGATCGCCCATTGTTTGGCCGCTATAAGTCCCCCACAGTCAACCGGGCAGACGTAAACGGAGTGAACGGCGTGAAAATCACGGCTGGCGTGGATGAACCTATGGCGAAGTCTGTGGAAGCATATGAGCGTTTTAACCGGGAGTACAGCGCGAAAGAAACCATGATTTTTGCGGACAAGACCCTGCTGACAAAGGACGAAAACGGGAATGTTGTGTTCCCCCAGGAAAAGCGGCGTTTTCTCCAAATGATGCGAGGCGGTGGAGATAATTCAAATCCCGGAAAGTTGATTCAGGAATTTTCCCCAGAGATACGAGGTTCAGACCTGGAGGTTGGGATCACAGTCAATAACAAAATGGTGGAGCTATTGTGCGGGTTGTCTCCTGGAATACTGACGCCACCCACCACGTCCTATGCTACAGCAACGGAAATGAGGGCTGCGTTAAATTCTACGTTCGCCCTGATCACGAAGTTCCGCCGATTATTGCAAAAGGGAACGAACGATTTGCTGTATGCGGTGAATATAATCGCAAACTACAACAATTTGGCTCCGATAGGAGATTGGGAAGCGCACTATGATTGGTCGGCCTCCTACATCGAGCAACTGAATGAGCACTTTAATCAACTGACTATTGCAGAGGGCATCGGCGCAGTAGATAAGGCCGAGGTTCGCGCCTGGATGATGGACGAGGACTACGAAACAGCAAAGGCCAGGGTTGATGAAATTGCAGAGGAGACAGGGAGCCAATATATGCAGGAGGCGGCGTTCCAGCCGGGCATAAATGAGCCGGCTGCTGAATGAATCTTGGATTGAGGGGTTGCCGGATGGCATTGTTGGGAACCTGGAAAGCCTAAACAACTATGTGGTACAGCGAATATGTGAGCGTATCAGGAAAATCGGAGATATTGGAACGGCGGATGCGCAAAGATTAAAAACAGCGATTGAGTACGCGGGTGCAGACCTGGAAGCCATAGAAAAAGAAGTTGCCCGAATTATGGGAATGAACCAGCGAGAGGTGGAGCAGCTCTTTGAAGAAGTGGCAAAACAGAACGTAGATTTTGCAAATACATTTTACAAAGCAAGAGGAATGGATGCTTTGCAAAGCTACGCTGCCCGTGCTTCACTCAGCGCCTTTGTTGACGCCGCAAAGCGTCAGGCTATGGAAGGGACATCTAATATCTCCAATACCTACATGCTGGGCTTTAAGCGGGGCAAGCAGGTGCTCCGGCTAAGGGAGTATTACATCTCCACCATTGACCGGGCGATTACCTATGTGCAGACGGGCGTTGTAGACTACCAATCTGCTATGCGCTCCACTGCCCGGGACATGGCACGAAGCGGCCTCCGCCGCCTGACCTGGGGAAGTGGATACTCCAGGCGACTGGATTCCTCGGCCCGGATGAATATCCTGGAGGGCGTGCGCCGCTTAAACAGTGAAATGATGGAGGAGACAGGAAAGGAGTTTGGAGCAGATGGAGTAGAAGTTTCCGCGCATGGGCTTTGCGCTCCTGATCACCGGGATATCCAAGGAAGGCAATATAGCAAAGAAGAATGGGAAAGCATCAACCGAAAGTTGGAACGGCCCATTGGAACGCTGAACTGTCAGCACTTTGTAACGCCCATTGTACTGGGGGTATCGAAGCCGGTATACACCCGGAAAGAGCTGGAGGATATCAACAGGCGATCCTCTGAGCGGATCGAGTACAAAGGGCAAAAAATGAGCCGCTATGAGGCCAGCCAGAAGCAAAGGCAACTGGAAACGGCTATACGCTATGCAAAGGACGAGCGGGACGCTATGGTAGCCGCAGGCGACAAGCTGGGAGCTACACAGGCCAGGAAAAAGTCAGCGGCGCTAAGCGCAGAATACAAGCGATTTTGCGAACAGGCGGGGCTTACACCCAGACCGGAAAGGACAAGATCTATAACAGGACCGACGGTGCAGAGAGTATGACAGTTCATATTTTGGGCATTGAGTATTCTATCGTGCAAAAAAAATACGATGAAGACGAGGCGTTTGAACGAAGATCTATCTGTGGGTACTGCGATTTTATGGAAAAGCAGATTGTATATTGTGACATGGCCACATATAGAGGGAATGAGCATGAAACCACTACATACTGCGAAAGATTGCAGAAACAAACAGTTAGACACGAAATCGTACACGCATTCCTGTATGAAAGTGGGCTAAACAGTAACAGCGTTGAAATACAAGGAAGTTGGGCAGACAACGAAGAAATGGTAGATTGGTTCGCCATTCAAGGGCCGAAAGTTTATCAAGCATGGAAAGAGTCCGGAGCAATTTGACGATAAAACCCACCTTTGTGGATTTTATAAAAACTTCCTCTTGGCGCGGAGGTTTAACTGCGCTCGTTCCCCATATCGGTGTGGGCGCACCGGATTTACAAATTAAAGTCCTTTAGGGAACGGAAAGGGACAGAATGGATTTTACCAGCATTTTCAACGGAGAGTCTTTGACTTTGGCGCAGTTCAACGAAAAGACAAAGGGCATGAAATTGGCAGATTTGTCTACTGGCGAATATGTAGCTAAAGGGAAGGACAAAGAGCAGAAGGAAGAGATCGAATCCCTAAAGCAGCAGCTCGCCGAAAAGGACGAAGCGATTTCCAACCTGGAGAAAGCTAAGGGAGACACCGCTGCCATCCAGGCGGAGCTTGACCGCTACAAGCAGGCTGAGGCGGAGCGGGCCAAGGCAGAGAAGGAGGCGCAGATGGATGCCATCCTTACGCAGACGGCCGAAAGCGCCCTAGAGGGCCGGGAGTTCGTCAACGAGTACACCCGCACCCACTTCTTGGGCGAATTAAAAAAGGCCATCCAAGACCCCGCAAACAAGGGTAAAAAGCCTGCTGACCTGTTTACCGCCATGACAAAAGATCTGGACGGCATTTTCAGAAATCCCCAGCACGAACCGCTGAAAATTCCTGGCGTCACAAAGTCCGATGCGGACGGCAACATGACTAAAGATCAGATTATGTCCATCAAAGATGCATCAGAACGTCAAGCCGCAATCGCTACACACATCGATTTATTCCAGTAAGGAGTGAAATTTATGGCAGCAAAAGATAACCTGACCAAAGCCGCAGATATCCAGTCTACCGCACGTGTAATCGACTTTGTAACACGCTTTGCGCGGAACTGGGAGCATCTGCGAGAGATTATGGGCATCATGCGCCCCATCCGCAAGGAGCCGGGCGCGGTGCTCAAGAGCAAGACCGCCTCCTTGACCCTCCAGAGCGGGACGGTTGGAGAGGGTGAAGAAATCCCCTATTCTAAGGCATCCATCATCGAAAAGCCCTACGATGAAATGACCGTGGAGAAATACGCTAAGGCCGTTTCCATCGAGGCGATCAAGACCTACGGCTATGATGTGGCCGTAGGTATGACTGACGACGCTTTCCTGTATGAGCTCCAGGACAACGTGACCCGCCGGTTTTATGAGTATCTCAATACTGGAGAGCTGACCAGTACGGAAACGACTTGGCAGCGAGCTCTTGCTATGGCGAAGGGCCGCGTTATCAACAAGTTCAAGCAGATTCATCGTACAGTCACTAACGTGGTCGGCTTTGCGAACGTTCTGGATTTGTATGATTATCTTGGCGACAAGGACATTACGGTTCAGACGGCGTTCGGATTTCAGTACGTGCAAAACTTCATGGGCTTCTCTACCGTGTTTCTGCTTTCTGACGAAGAGATTGCCCGTGGCAGGGTAATTGCTACTCCGGTCGAGAACATCGTTCTCTATTACGTGGACCCTTCCACTAGCGATTTCGCTCGGGCTGGACTGGCTTACACTACCGACGGCGAAACCAACCTGATCGGCTTCCACGTGGAGGGCAACTACCATACCGCCGTGTCCGAGAGCTTTGCCATCATGGGCATGACCCTGTTTGCAGAGTATAAGGACGCTATTGCGGTCATTGATGTAGACACCACCCCCACACTCGGGAATTTGACCATCAACTCCTCTGCGGGCACTGATTCTGGTACTACAAAGCTGACTGTGACTCCAGGTAAGGAGTTTACCAGCAATGTGTATAAGTATAAGACCGATGCGACTACGGCCCCTGTTGTGACGTATGGGCAGAGCGTCCGGAATTGGACTACTTGGGACGGCGTATCCGATATCACCGCAACAACCGGACATAAGATTACGGTGGTGGAGGCCGACGGCACCTATAAGGCACTTAACGCCGGGAACGCCACTGTAACGGCTCAGACCTAATGGGGAGGGGGAAGGCTGATGTGCGGCTACATTACATTTGAGCAGTATGCAGCATTGGGTGGGAAGGCCGATGCGTCGGCTTTCCCCCGCCTTTCCAGGCTGGCACAGAAAAAACTGGACTACTGGACTCAGAACCGGATTAAAGAACCGGACGAGGATATCCAGCTCTGTATGATGCTTATTATGGACGCGCTGTGGAAGGTCGAAAACGGAGAATCAAACATCGCCAGCACGAGCAATGATGGGCTGTCTATCAGTTACGCATCTGCAAGGACAGAGGAGCAAATCATGGGGTCTGTGTATGACCAGGTCGTTGAGATTTTGCCCGTAGAGCTGGTCAACCTGGGGGTGGGATCATGACTCCATTGTTTAAGGAAACTATAACCTTATTGAACCGCAGAGCGGCCGAGGATAGCCCGGACGGATTGGATGCGTGGAAGAAAACTACACTAGAGCGGTGCGTATGGGTGAAAACAACGGTGAGGGGAGTATCCGGAACCGATGTATCTCTTGGACAGACCGTAACTGTGCGCATCCCGGAAAGTGTAGAATATCATCCGTATGGCACATGGAAAACTGACATGAAAGGCTTTTCCACGTCGGTAGGTGACATTGTGATACATGGGCGAGCAGCAGAAGAAGTAACACCCGACAATGTGCTTGATGTAGCCTCCAAGTATGAAAGCATGACTGTACGGGTGGTAAGAGATAACACAGGACTTCCGCTGGGTCATGTGCGCTTGGAGGGGTTATGAGTGTCAAAGTAGAGATTTATAGCCCTGGACAGACAGTAAAACGTATATTTAACAAAGATGTCATGAAATATGCGCAAACTCGTCTCCATGCATACTGCTCCCCTTATGTCCCAATGGATAGTGGCACCCTCGATCAAAAGGTGAGCATCACGGAAGAATATGTTCATTACAAATCGCCATATGCACACTTCCAGTGGGCAGGAAAAGTATTTGTAGATGACAGAGGGAGTACATATGCAAAACGGAGCACCTCAAAGCATCCTACAAGCCGCAAATTAAAGTATTCGACAGATAAGCATCCTCTAGCAACATCCCATTGGGAACAGGCTATGGCCGTAGCAAAAGGGGAACAGTTGGCGGCCGACATTGAGGATTATATCAAAAGGAAGTGATTTCATGGCAGACAAAAACAAGGCGATTCTGGAGTATCTGGAACAATGCCCAGCCGTGAAATCCTTTCTTTACTTTAATTCAGCGACAGAACGGCCGGGGCGTGTCAGTGTGGAAACCGTATACAGCGAAGCGTGGGAGGAGCGGCACATCCGGGGCCATGGAATCAGACAATACGACTTCGCAGTAGTGCAGATGCTCCCGCAAGACGAAGGCACGACCCAGAAAAATGCGGAACAGGCTCAAACGGTACAGTCATTTATGGATTGGATTGATGAGCAGAACAGGGCTCGCAAATTCCCTTTGTTTGAAGGTTGCGACGTATTGAGTATTGAGAACTTACAAAACATGCCGAACTTGGCTGGAGTAAATGAGGCAGGTACAGTTGCCAAATATATGTTCCAGGTCAGGGTGCGGTATTACCAGTAAAGGAGTGACTTAAACAATGAAAGTATCGGAGCTAATGGCTGGCTATACACCGTCGGATGAGTTTTCCGGCTTTGCAACCAATGATGACTGGGTGCTGGCGGTAGGCATTAAGTTAGAACCAGAGGCCACCGAGAAGGACTATACCGTGGTGCAGATGGGCATCGCGGGCCTTGATCCTCAAATGAATCCTGTGACACAGGACAAGCAGTACATCCGCACCGGCCTGTCCACCTCTAAGACCGGAACCCAGCGCACCTTTTCCATCACGGGTGACCGATACATCGGCGACGCCTTCCAGGATTACTGCTTTGGCCTGGACATCGCCCATGGCGTTGGACAAGCGGTGGTGGTGCCCTATGTGTATTTCTCCGTCCTTACCGGCAAGGGAGAGAAGGGTCAGGTTTCCATCATTGTCAATTCCGACGGCGGTGGGAATGCAGGAGAGAACTCGGCAATCTCTATCGACCTGCGCAGCGTCGGGACAAAACCTACTGCTTATAGCTACTCTGTTGGAGTGTGAGGAGGAAGACCATGAACTACAAGGTCAATATCCTTGGGAAATCCTATGAGCTTCCGCCCCGCACATTGGCCGTAGATGATCAGATTGCCGGTCTGGTGGAGACAGACCGGGCTTATCAGGCGGGCGAGCTGACCCGGCGGAAGGCTGTAGAGAAGCTCCACGCCTTCGCCGTTGGACTGGCCCCTGGATGCCTGCCGCCGCTGGAGGAAGTAGATACAAACGAGCTGATGCACACCTGCATGGACATCGTCAACACATACGATGCCCCGGCTCGAAAGGCTAGAGCGGAGGCCAAACTGAAAGAGGCCAGGGACATCCTCAATAAACCAGAGGTTCAGAAGCTGCTTAAGCTGGCGGAGCTACAAAAGAAATGAGCTTATACCGACAGCCACCGGAATCCGTCATGGTTGGGGGAATGGAGTATCCGGTCGATACTGATTTCCGGGTATGGATCGGATTCCAAAGCATCTTGACCAGTCAGGAAGGGGACGAAGAAAAGTCAGCGAGGATCTATGCAATGATGGAGCAGTTTGGTCTCCCGGTCTCTGAGGCATCTCTTGAGGCTATGGTCCAGTTCTTTGAGGGGGCATCTAGTGAGCATAGGAGCGGTGAGGGCAACAAAAATCCGGCGTTTGACTTCGAGCTGGATAGTGCCTATATCTTTTCCGCGTTTATGGGTGCGTACGAGATAGATTTGACCACGGCTCGACTCCATTGGTGGAAGTTCAAGGCGCTGTTCCAGGCGTTGCCGGATGATTGTGAGCTTTGCAAGATCATGCGCTACCGCACGATAGACCTCAAAGATGTGCCCAAAGGGCAAAAGCAGTTTTATCGCCAGATGAAAACTCGGTATGCGTTGCCAGGTGCAGCCGGAACGGCTCACCGTACAGAAAATGAACTGAAAGATTATGTGAAGCGACGGTTTGAGGACGCAAGGAACATGCAAAAGTAGCGACTTCGTGCCGGGCCCCTTCAAGGGAGGTGTAATGGTTGCCAAACGACGGAACTGTAAAAATCGGCACGGAAATTGACGAAAGTGGCTTTAGAAAAGGGCTTTCCAAACTGGGGAAAACATCTGATGCCGGATTGAAAGCAGGGACAGAGGCCGTAGCAGGAATGGCAAAAGCTGCTGATGGTGCGGTGACCGGCCTGCTCCATGTCCAGCAGGCCGCCGAGGATACATCGGGAGCGGCTGAACTTGCAGCGCGAAGTCTAAAAACGATGGAGACCGCCGCTGACCATCTGGATAGCACCTTGGGAAAGAGCAAGCTGGATGATTTCGGCGAATCTATAGACCGCACTAGTGAGAAGGCGGATGACGCGGCCCGCAAGCTGGAAGATTTTGACCCAGCACTCGAACAAGTCAACGATTCCGCCAAAGACGCCGCTGGTGGTCTGGATGATATGGGAGACTCCGCCGAAGGCTCGGTTGGAGGGTTTGATACGCTTGGTACGGCGATAGGGACATTCGCTGGTGGCGTAATGACCAAGTTACTTGATCTAGCCATCCAAGCTGCACAAGCCATTTGGAACCTAGACGAAGCGACCGAGGAGTACCGGGAGTCCATGGCTATGCTCAATACCGCCTTTGAGACTGCTGGGTTTAGCCAAGAGACTGCCACAGAGGCGTATAGGGGATTCTACCGAATCCTCGGTGAAACGGACACCGCAACAGAGGCTTCTCAGCTCCTTGCACAGCTTGCAACCAGTAGCGAGGATGTGTCTGAATGGATCGACATAGCGGCGGGAGTGTACGGAACCTTCGGTGATGCCCTACCAATTGAGGGCCTGATTGAGGCTGCCAACGAAACAGCAAAAACAGGAGAGGTCACGGGAGTCTTGGCGGATGCCTTGAATTGGGTTGGAATCAGCGAAGATGAAGTGAATGATAAACTTTCGCAGTTTGTAGACACAACAAGCAGGGCGAAATATCTAACCGAGCTTTTGGGAGGCGCATATCAAGAAACGGCTGATACGTTCTATGAAAACAATGCGTCTATTATGGAAGCTAGAGATGCACAGGCAGATCTGGACGAAACGACTGCTGTGCTCGGAGAATCTATAGGCAACCTCAAAACCAAACTTATGGATGCGTTTGGCCCTGCTATCGTTGCAGTTGTCAACGCATTAGCTACTGCAATCGAGGCTATTTCTCCGATACTTGAGATAATCGCAACTGTTATAGGGACAATAATCGAAGCTGTAGCAACACTTGTTGGCTGGATAGGGGAGGCAATTAGTGGATTCTTGGAGCTAATCGGTGTAAAAGATAAAAGCACTAATACAACGTCTACATCCAATAGTCGGTCAGCAAGTCCAACCGATGCATCGGGCGCGCGGCCTACTGGGCGCTCTATCCCAGCTCCTTCCAATGGGCCAGCAAATACGCCTGTGACAGCAAATGGAGCGGACACTATGGGGGCTGAGAGCCTTACAGCCGGACGGAACCGTGTCCTGCGGGCTCTGGGAAATTCTATGCCTAGTATGGAGCGGCGCGTAACCGTGGCCACCGCAGCAATGATGCCGTCTTCTGCCTATGCAGACCCCTTCGCCGCTCACCGTGCGTATGCTCAGACAGGCCAGAATGAACAGGGGCAAAGCGCCGCACCGCAGCGCTTAAAGGTTGACATCGAGGTCAAGCCAAAAGAAGCGGCACGGTTCCTCAAGCCTAGAATCGACGAAGAAGCGAACCGACAGGGTACGTCGCTAACCAGAGGAGGATAATGGGTGGACAGTATTTTTACTATCGATGGTGTTGGCTACCCCGGTGTAGGTGTAGAGAGCCTGAGCCGCTCCGCCCTCATCAAAGATGGTCAGAACGCCGGTGAACTCATGAGCGGCGAATACGAGCGGGATTTGATTGGTACGTACTATCACTACACGCTGGTACTCACAGGTCTGGAACCCGGTTCCGCGGACTACGATGCCATGTATGAGGTGCTAACCGCCCCGGTAAACAGCCACAAAGTGGTCATGCCCTACGGGCAAAGCACAATTTCCTTCCAAGCATATATCCAGAATGCCGATGACGCTCTGATTACTATGACAGACACAGAAAACTGGTGGGGAAATTTAAGCATCCAGTTTATGGCAAAGAAGCCGCAACGAATCCCGGAATGAGGTGAGCACGTGAGAAACCGCATTACATATGCAGGCAAGGAGTTTTCGGACGACCTGGGTGCGGCTTACCGCCTCACTACTGGCGACTGCCTGCTGGAGACCTCTGCTCTGTCGGATTCCCTTGCGGCCAATACTCTGGAGTTTGAAGTGGACAGTGAGGACACCAGCCTGACCCAATACGTGCGCAACGACAAAATGGTATACGAACACAAAGGTAAACTGATTGGTACGTTTTATGTGCAAGAAGTGGCGCGCATAGGTAGGTATACCTACCGTTTCAGCGCAATATCCGCAATGGGCCTCCTTATGGGCAAGACTCACTATGGCGGGCTCTACACCGGCCATACGGTGGCGGAAGTGGTGTCTGACATCGTATCAAGTACCGGAGTAACAGTAGAAATCAAAACCATTTTCCAGGGCCACAAGTTATACGGATGGCTGCCCATTGCCACGGCGCGAGACAACTTAGCGCAAGTGCTCTTTGCCATCGGAGCCTATCTTCGCACCCTCGCCAACGGTGTGCTGCGCATTACGTCACTGTATAGTGGTGTAGGATGGGTCAGAGGCCAGGATAAGTGCTTTGTTGACGGCTCCGTGAACTATGGAACGCCAGTATCCCGTGTCATTGTAACGGAGCACCGATGGGAACTTGGAACAGAGAGCAAGGAACTATTCACTGGCGCATTGAACCAGGGCGATATTGTACGGTTTGACGAGCCGGTTCATAATCTGCAAGCTAATGGGTTTACCATCCTGGAGAGTAACTGCAATTACGCTAAAGTATCCGCCGGTACAGGCACCCTCACCGGAACCCCCTACCTCCACCACATGCGGGACATCACCCAGCCAGTGGCGGCAAATGGCGAGGGTGACGATGTTACAGTCAAAGAGGCATATCTGGTGTCTCTGGTCAACTCAGTAGGCGTAGCAGAACGCTTGGCGGAATATTATGCCCACCAGGAAACCATCCAGCAGGATGCAGTTTGGAGCGGAGAACAGCCTGGGGACGTGGTGCGTACAGCTCACCCATATGGGGGCACGGCGGAGGTGTTTCTGGCCTCTGTAGACTTGGCAATGAGCGGAATCCTGCGGGCTGCTGAATCTGGTGTAGTAGGTTACAAGCCGCCTCAATATGAGGAGACGGTCCTGTTTGACCAGGTTGAGATACTGACAGGTAACGGACAATGGACCGTCCCGGATGGCGTGACCAATGTCAGAGCCGTACTGATCGGCGGCGGCCGGGGCGGGAAGCCAGGCAAATCTGGCGAAAATGGGAGCTCCGGAAAACGGTTCTCCGGGAGTTCCCTCTATTATGATTCTGGAAATATGTCACCGGGCTCTGGAGGGGACGGTGGCGAAGGTGGAGAAGGCGGCCTCGGCGGTGACATCTATGAGGTCAATCTGGACGTAACGCCGGGTCAGGTCTTTTCCTTCCAATCCGGGACTGGTGGTGGGTCAGATGCGGAAGGCACGGCAACCACATTCGGTGAGCATACATCCACTTCCGGAGCACCGATTGAATCTGGATACACCGAGCAGATATCCGGAGTAGTGTATGCAAAGAACGGCATTCCCGGACGGGCAGGAGGCCGGGGAAGCGGTGGAACTGGAGAAGCGTCTTGGGAGATAATCGAAGGTGACCACATTGACGATTTTATCCCAGGTGCAAAAGGGAATGACCGGAGTGCATCAAAACGCGGCTATTTTGATAATAGTTCGGTTTATGCGGTATCAGTAGACGGGAATAGCTACGGAGGACTGGGGGGTGGCGCTGCGGTAGGTGCAAATGGTGGCCCAGGCGGATCGGGCTCCGCGCGTGCTAATGTGGATACTGGGCTTAATTTTGAAGAAGAAAAAACATTTAACGGCTCGCTCTCTATAACGCCCGGCCCAGGAGGGAACGGCGCTACTCCACCGCCACCAGCGGCAAAGGGAAACATTGGAGACGGCGGGGATGGAGGACATGGAGGCGGAGGCGGCGGAGGTTCCGGAGGCGGAAGCTACATCGTAAGACTCAACAAAAATTCATGGCCCAGCGCTGGGTGCAATATTTCCACGTCTCTTTCCAATGGGACTCCGGGAAAGGGCGGCGCTGGCGGTGCTGGAGGAACCGGAGGACCGGGTGGAATTATCCTGTATTATGGTGTGCCTAAAAAGATACCATCAGGTCAGATGAAAGACAAAAATGGGAAAATGTTGCTGGATCGGCTTGGCCGTCGGCTAATTGTCTGAGGTGAGAAAATGGAACTGACTCTAGAGGAGCGTGTAGCAGAACTTGAGCGGAAATTATTAGCCAGAGAAGCCGCAGAAGAACCGGCCGGGTACTACACCAGCAAATACAGCGGTGAGGAGATCGATGCCTTGTTGGGCTCCAGCACCCGCCGGAACCTGCTGGATAACTGGTACTTCGTGGGCGGAGGCTCCCAGCAGGGCGGCGGGTCGTTTCCCGTTAACCAGAGGGGGAAGACGAGCTATAGTACGTCATATGGGTCTATTTTTGATTGCTGGAAATGCGGCAAACCTGGATCTGTAATTACGCTTGCCCATGATTATCTGACACTCAACAATGTAGGTGATCTATTCCAGATCACGCAAAATGTTGATCAGGGTGAAGTTGTCACCGCCTCGATATTAGCAACGGATGGATTGTTTAGCGGTACTGTTACAATCCCTGTGGCGACTAGCGAAAATATAGGTATCAATGCTTATCAGGGAAACGGCATTACTATTGCAGTGCTTGGTTTGGCCGGTGGAAACGTTCAATTTTCAATCTTAACGGATACTGAAAAGAATTTGATTGCAGGCAAGCTAGAACTTGGCTCCGGCCAAACTCTAGCCTACCAAAACGAGGAAGGCAACTGGCAGCTCTTCGAGACGCCGGATTATGCCGAGGAGCTAGCGAAATGCCAGAGGTATTTTCAACTTTACAGTGCGGCCGATAAACGACCAGCTAAAGCAGTGGATTGCCGCCCGACAATGCGCATTGACCCGACGCAAGGTCAACTCCAAATCAACGCACAAACCCTATATTATAATTCCGCGGAACTATAAGGGAGTACATTATGGCCGAAATGACACCTGACCTAAACTATATTGTTTATGTCCAAACCGATAGACATAACCGCATCACCGCCGTCAATTCCTCCGCCTTTGTGAGCGGGGATTGGGGCACGGAGATTGACCGAGGTTACGGAGACAAATACCACCACGCTCAAGGTCACTACTTCCCGCGGCCCATCTACACCGAGGACGGCATCCCCCGGTACAAGCTGGAGGACGGCAAAGTGACAGAACGGTTGATGAACGGGGGCGAAACATAATGCTCATCATGACGGATTGGTATATCTGTACCCCGCCTAAATTTTGCCTCGGGTTTGAGGGCGACAATGAGGTTGTAGCCCTCGAAATCTCCACCGACCTCACAGACGAGTGGGACTTAAAGGTGGATGTGGAGAAGAGCGGTCAGAAGAATATTATCCAGCTCCAGCGCGTCGGGCAAGTGTACTCCGCCTTGCTGACGGCCTCCGTGCTGGCTGATGACGGCCAGTATTTAATGCAAGTCAGAGGCACCCTCGGGGAGCAGGTGCGGCACAGTAATATATTCTACGCAACGGTCCATGACTCCATTAACGCCGTAGACGCTTTCCCACCTCCTCTACCATCCGAATTTGAGCAGATGGAGGAGCGCATTACAGACCTAAACCAGCATCCCCCGAGGCCCGGCCTGGATGGATTTTGGGATATTTGGAACCCAGACAGTGGACAGTATGAGGCGTCGGATATCCCGCTGCCTGCTGGCGGAGGGGGAGGAACTGGTAATGTATCTTCCCAGGAGGTCAACATCATCAAAGTTTTGGACCGGGCGGAATATGATGAACTTCCACAAAAAGATCCAAGAACCCTATACCTGATTCGGGGGTGACGATATGCTCAACATTGGAGATATCCCGGTGACTGAGCTATTTGCTGGGACATTAGGTGTAAAGTCAGCCTCCGTTGGAGACGAAACGATTTATACCAGACCGGGCGGATATTTCTACCTGGAACTTGAAACAGAAAAGGAGAAGTAAACATGGCGAGTTATTTTAATCTTACACTCGACACAACTGCGCCGTCTGGCCTAACACTAAGCATCAATGACGGTGCCCTATATGCTACCAGCACAGCGGTTAAGCTAACGATCGGAGTTTCGGATGATGTTACCACCGGCTACCAAATGAAGATTTGGGGCATTGACGGTGTAGCGGAGGAAGCGTCGGCCAGTTGGGAAACCTTTTCCACTACAAAGAGTGTTAATTTGACTTCCGGTGACGGGCTAAAAACCGTACATATCAAAGTCAGGGACGATGTGGGCAACGAAAGTGCCGCCGTGTCCGACGATATTACCCTCAACACCACTGTACCTGTAGTAACAGTTACCGGCCCGGACAAAAGCAAAATCTCTAAGGTGGAAGGTTATAACAAGTCTAAAATCTCCTTCACCGTGGATGTGGCTTTTGCTGAATACAAAGTGTGCGTAGTGCCAGCAAACTCCAGCACTCAGGATGCCGGTGTGCTCATCCCAACCGACGGTGGCTCTATCAACACCAGCGGGGCTGATGGAGACTATCCTGCGTCTACGCCCATCGAGGTCACCATTACCGGGACTGACCTTGAGACTGCAAGCAGCGGCGACAACGTCAAGATTGTCAAGGTGTTCGTTAAGACTGAGGCGGGCATCTGGAGTGTGGCCTAATGGCCGCGCCAGGGCTAACCTTTTCTGTCTCCGGTAACAAGGTATCAGATGAAGCTGGATTTGATCATATCATTGTAAAATTCCAGTCGGACATCCCATATCAGTCGTTTGAGTGCCGGGCCACAAAAAACGGGGAGAACTACGGCGTGGGGAAAGGGGCTCTTGTGGCCTCCTTCTCCGCGACCCCGGCCAACACAGAACGTAGTTTTGAGGTCTACGACGATTATCTTGTTCACGGGGATGGAGACTACCGCATATCCCTATTTGCGCAGGGAAAGGATGGTAGCTGGAACGATAATTACTATTACATCCCACTGGGCAGTTCGATGTATATCTGCGCTGACGGGAAACCGTATCTCTGCATGAGGGAGTGATAATATGGCGACAACCGAAGGGTACAACGGTGCATACACAGGACAACAAATTGATGCCGCCATTGGGAAAATTAACGACGCCGTCACTGTTTCCGGCGGCGGCACGATGCAGATGGGGGAGAGCCTGGGCGAAGGGCCGTACACCATCGAAGTAACCGAAGACGGAGAGGGCGGCGACCTCTCCGCCGAACAGGTGGGCTACAGCAATACGGGCAGCGGCCTGGAGGCTACCAACGTACAAGAGGCCATAGATGAGCTGGCGAAGAAGGGCGGAGGCGAGTATCTGCCTTTGACTGGCGGGACAATGCAGGGAGATATCACCATCCCGGCGGACAAGGCCATCAAGCACGGGGGCTCTGCCGCTCAAATCAAGATGATGCCTAACGGGAATATCCGGATTGAGGCCCCCCTGGCTGAGGGAGCGGCAGCGATCACAGTCGGCACTTCCGGCATCAATCTGGTCAACAACACTACCCAGGTGCTACAGACCTCTGAGAGCGGTGTTGCACTTAAAGCAAACACGGATATGACCGGGCACAAGATAGCCAATCTGGCCGCTCCTTCTGATCCCACGGATGCCGCCAACAAGCGGTACGTGGACACGAGTGTTGAACAGGCGCTTGGCTCAATCGGATATAGGCTGATAAAGGAATACACGTCGCCAGGGAGCTACACCCATACGTTCGACCGCAAATATACAGATGTTTTTGTGGTTGTGGTTGGCGCTGGCGGAGGCGGTGGCGTTGGTGGAATGGGTAAAACCGGCCAGCAAAGCGGCAGAGGCAATGGCGGCGGCGGAGGAGGAGGAGGAGAGGTGATTGTTGCTCACTTTTTGGATACAGATAAAATCAAAAATAAGAGTATTATTATTGGCGCAGGAGGGAACGGAGGGATGGCAGTGAGCCCAAACGGTGGAAACGAAATCGTTTCACGAAACAACGGGCTCAATGGAGACAGTACCAGTGCTTTCGGGCTTGTAGCACTGGGCGGAGAAGGTGCAAAAGGTGAGAATTTTGGCCTGCCAGGTAATTCTGTTGGTGCTTCTTATGATGTACCTGGGTCTGGAGGGAATTATACCCAGCCAGGAGAAAATGGCCGGTATGTAGATATCATTGGGATATATATGGCCGGTGGTGGTGGCGGTGGTGCCAATGGAGAAAATATTCCAAACAAGGAAAGAGGAGCAAGTGGAGGGAGTACCGGGGGAGGGTATGGAGGAGACGGGGCCAGCCAGTCTGCAAATGGAACTGATGGTGGAAATGGCAGCAAAGGCGGCGGCGGAGGCGGTGCTGGCGGCGGATGCAATTACACTTCTAACCAAAAGAGATCTGGAACTGGCGGACAAGGTGGGAATGGATATGTGGCGATTTACGGTAAGGGGTGATTTTTAATGAAAACAGTCTATTTAAGTGAGGATAACACTGTCCGCGAAATCATCCCGGAATATGCACTCCCGCCGGAGAAGTGGTATAGTGAGGCATTTGCACGGCGCTGTGTAGAGGTACAGGACGATGTAGAGCAGGGGTGGCGCTACAACCCCGAAACAGGACAGGCCACCCCGGACACAAGACCGCCGGAACCTGAACTAACTCCGCAATACGCCGCCGCTATGCGGGCCTATGCGGCCACCAGCACGGCCATACCTGACACCTACGCCCTGGACATGCCCGATCTGTTTCCCACCTGGGCGGCGGTACTGGCAGACGGCGAGGAGCTCCCGGCGGGCCGTATCCTCAACGACGGCGGCCAGCTCTACCGGGTGGTGCAGGCGGTAACGCCTCAAGAGGAGATGCCCCCGCACGACGACGGCATGCTCGCCATCTACCGGCCCATTGACCGTGAGCACGCGGGCACAGTGGACGACCCCATCCCGTGGGTGTACGGCATGGACTGTCATGCGGGTAAGCACTACAGCTACAACGGCAAGGTCTACAAGGTGGCAGAGGGCGGGGACATGATTCCCTGCACGTGGGCCCCGGATACCCCGGATATGTGGCAATGGGTGGAGGTGTAGCACATGGCTATCGTTGTAAACGGCAAAAAAGTTGCCGCGGTGGGCCTGCCTGGCAAGGACGGAGCTCCAGGGGCAGACGGCAAGGATGGTGCACCTGGAAAGTCCGCCTATCAGGCGGCAAAAGAGAAAGGATATACCGGAACCGAAGAGGAGTTTAACACCGCTCTGGCTGGTATGCAAAGTGCTCCATTCCTGCCGCTGGCTGGCGGCGTAGTAACTGGCAACCTTATATTAGGGGTAGATAGTTCTAGTGGGAGTGCCTTATATATTGGGAGTGAAAACGGAGCACAGGTTGTATTTGATTCCACGTGGGGACTTAGAGTTCTCGCAGATACGATCATTTTCGGTCAGAACTCCAATGATCAGAAGTCGCTTATTTTCCATAACGGCCAGATCAAAAACTTGTCATTGCCGGGAAGTCCAAACGACGCCGCCAACAAGCAGTACGTGGATGGCTTGGTGGGTGACATCAACGCCGCGCTGGACGCCATCAATGGGGAGGTAGTCTGATGGGTACGACCGCGGACAAGCTGGCCTATCTCAGCGCTACAAAGGACACCCTAAAGGCCAACCTCACGGCCAAGGGCGTGGAGGTACCAGAAGGCACCACATTTCGCAGAATGGCGGAGATGGTGGGGGAGATTCAGAGCACGCCGGAATATGAATTGGTTGAGGTCTCAACTTCCGGTGCGAATACACAATTTATCACCTTAAAAGATGGTGCTCTGCTTGCTACATTTGACATGGATGCCACGGTTCAGGTTGTTAAAGGTACGATTTTTACCTTTGCTAACAATATATCATCCCCGTCTATAACGGGTGATCTAAAAAACCTGGGCGTGGATACAAAAGGATACCCCATGATAAAAGTGAACGGGGCAGGGAGCATTAAAACAGGAGGAGGGGGAAGCAACTGAAAATTTTGCCTATGCGCCTAAACTTTTCCCTCAAACCTGGACGGCGCTTCCAGCGGCTTTCCGGTGCGCCAATCACGGTTGGGGTCGTGTGCAGCCCAAGCCTCTGCGCCGCACTTCTCGCACTTCTGGCCCTCCCATAGCCACTCCCTCTGACCATTGACCCATGCGGATGGGCACACAGCTCCACACTTGGAGCAGATCACAACGATATTCATAAGACACCTCCCGATAAAAAGACCGTGGCGGAGGAACCATCTGCAGAAATCGTTAGGAGGAATTTCATGTTGATGGAAAGGAGTTTGCCAGCCGCCACGGCTAAAAAAGTATACCACAAAACAAAAATGAAAGGAAGTACCACAATGAAAAACATCAACTGGAACGAGCTCACCCCCGCCTGCTACGCGATCGCAAATGCCAACGATGTAGATGTGGGTGTAGGCGGCAGCATGGTGCAGAACAACATCCGCCACGGCAGGGCGGTGGACATCGGCGCGGAAAATCTGCCTGTAGCTTTCCGGCCTGACTGGGATGCCCTAGGAGCTAATGTAGATCTGGCCGCAGAGAACGACGAATTTAACGCCTGGATCAGAAAGCGCCAGAGTAACGTCAAGTCCCTGGCCGCCCTGTGGAATGCAAAGGACTATCAGGGCATGATTGAGCTGATGGAGAACACCGCCGACCCCGGCCCCATCAACGGCGAGAAGCCCAGCGACCATGAGTAAGCTCATTACATACGTCCCGCTCTCGTCCGTAGAACGGATTGAGCTGAGAGTCACCAACTGCCGCAAGACACTTTCCCAGGTCAAGTCAGAGACTGGTGCCCACTATGTGTTGAATGGCGGCATGTGGAACCCAGATGGCTCGGCCTGCCCGCTGCTCAAGGTGGGTGGGGTAATGCGCTCCGGCACACCATGGAGGACAATGGGCTACGCCTGGGACAAGGGCCCGGACATCCGCATGACCTCCGAGTACGAGGGAGCGGCCAACTTTATCGCGGTTACTGCCCTCATTGCCTCCGGCAAGCCGGTGGATAAGCCCTCCTATGGCTCGGCCCAGGGGGGCAAGCGGGGGCGCAGCGTCATCGGCCTGCGCGGTGGCAGTCTGGCCCTTTACTGCTCCGGCAACGGTACTAGGGATACAGCCACGCCAGAGACTCTGCGGGACGAGCTGGCCGGGCTGAGCTGGTCCTCCGCCGTCATGCTGGACGGGGGCGGCTCCAGCCAGTGTGACTTTGGCGGAGAGCGCATCACCGCCAGCCGCAAGGTGCACAACTGGATTTGCGTGTATCTCAAGCAGGCGGGGCAGGCACCGCCGGACAAGGAGGAAAAGCCTATTAGCAAGCATACTGTATGCCTTGACCCCGGACACGGGCCGGGCAACGTCAACGGTTCCCCGGACGGTACATACAAGGAGTGGGAGTTTACGTGGGACATGGCACAGCGCGTCAAGCCGCTGCTGGAGGCCCAGGGGGTGGGTGTGGTGCTCACCAAGACGGCGGACAATTACCCCAGCCTGACGGAGCGGGCCAATATCAGCAACAAGGCAAAGCCGGACTGCTTTGTGAGCATCCACACCAACGCGGCGGGAGAGGGGGGCTGGTCGAGCGCGTCCGGGCTGGAGATCTACACCAGCGCCGGGCCCATGACGGCACAGCGCAATGTGCTGGCCTCCGGCCTGGTCAACGCCTTTCACGCGGCGGGAGTGACACTGCGGAGTGAGCCCATCAAGCACGAGATGTATACCGTGCTTGCCAAGACGGACGCTCCCGCCTGCCTGATTGAGTACGGCTTCCACACCAACAAGGCCGACGTGGAGTACCTCAAAGATACGAAGTACCGGGACAAGCTGGCCGAGGCCACCGCAAAGGGTATCTGCACTTATCTTAACGTGAACTGGAAGAAGGATGAACCTGTGAGCGATTGGGAACAGGAGCGCGACGAAGCGTGGCAGGCCGCGAAAGAGGCCGGTATCCTGGACGGTACCCGACCCGAAGACTCTGTAACCAGACAGGAGTTGGCCGTCGTGCTGGATCGGTTGAATCTGATTTGATGGAGGTACATATTATGGACATTTCTTCTTTGGGTATCACCGGAGTAGCGGTTATCACTGTGATCTGCTTCCTGGTCGGCCAGGTGGTTAAGGCTACCGGACTGGACAACAAGTGGATTCCCATTATCTGCGGCGTGTTCGGCGCGGCGCTGGGTATTATCGGCATGTTTATTATGCCCGAGTTCCCGGCCAGCGATTATCTTACTGCCGCTGCCGTTGGGATTGTGAGCGGACTCGCGGCCACTGGTATCAATCAGGTCTATAAGCAGTTGACTAAGGAGGGCTGATGCCCATGGGGTGGGTAGGCCCACTGATTTCCGGGGCGGCGTTGGTCTTGGTGGCGATTATCGAGGCGGTCGCCGCGCGGGAGCGGAAACGCATCAAAGCGGACAATCAGAAGAGCGATGCCCTTATGAATGGGGTACAGGCTCTGCTAAGACGCGAAATCATTGCCGAGTACAACCATTATACTGAGCAAGGACATATCCCGATCTATGGTATAGAAAACGTGCTGGATATGTATAACGCATATAAGGCATTGGGCGGAAATGGCATGGCGACGAAGCTGGTAGAGGCCTTGAAGCAACTGCCCACAGAACCGCCGGAGGGCGAAAGGACGTGACTGAATGAGCGCAAGAGTGAAGTTGCCAGAACCATTGGATGAGCTCTTGCGCTCTGAGCTGGAAGCGGCTATCCACGAAGCGGCCCTACACCGCGACGATGAATTGATCGCCAAGCGGCGCATCATTGATAAGTGGGGACAGATTGATGTTGCGGCGGAGCTGGGTTGGGATCGAAGCACAGTTAGCGACCACGAGAAATACATATTCCAAAGGGTTGAGGCTGTAGCAAAGCAGCTCTATACGAAAAAGGGAGCCGGGGATTAATCCCAGCTCCCTTATTTTTATGTATGCTTTTTTACTGATCGACATACGCATGTGCTGTTATCTCCATGGTCATCGTCATACCATAGAATGTTGTAGATCGGGCCCGTCAAGAATCCGTACAGCCTGATCGTCCCTCCAAGTCTGAGTGAGTGAATAGACTCCGCTTCGATACATAGCTCTGAAAATCTATCTCTGGCTGGCTTATTGAGCGATGCAACGTCGATCGCATGGTTCTGTTTTTTTGCTGAAATAAAAATGTCGCTCCAAGTCATGCGCTCGAAGTCTTGCAATTTTGGGAAAATCGTAGTCCAGAACTCATGAGAGAGACGTGGCTCATGAAAAGACCATCTAATATTTTGCTCCATATCGCAAGATGCCAGCCGCCAAGATGGATGCTCCTTCATAATGCTGTCCGGGTCTCCGCCCAGCTTGATGCCGGGTAACGGCACCCCGCCTTGTCTGACTTCCGATTTCGGAGTGCCACCACATTTAACGCGCTTAGAGCCCGCCATAATACATTGCCATACTTTCCTTTGTGATAGGAGTGTTACACAGGGCTCCAGCGGGGAATCCACGTCTGGCATCTTGCCATGGGCCTTCCATGTGTGTGAGCTGGCTGAGCCACTGGGCATTTTTCTCTCCATAGTATTCCAGAACTTTATTAATGGTGTCCTTTTGCCCACCGCTCAGATTTTCACTGTTGCCCTTCATCTCATCGGCAGAGACCGAAAACTTCCCTTGGCTGTGATAGAAAAGGGCAGGGCACACAGGCCCGTTGGCCCACGCTTCAAAGTCCTCATCAAAGAGGGGCGCATCATCCCAAACTAAAGACCACGCTTGTGTGTAGTAGCATAACTTTTGCAATTTCATGGTAGACATCTTTCCGCGCTGCTCTAAAATATATTTTGCTGTGTCAAATACAGTACCCATATCGGTGCGCCTCCTTTCTGACACTATTATATTCTCATGTATCAAAAAGTAAACACGTAAAAATGCCGAAAATCGCAAAACTACCATCAATCCACATAATCCCCCCACAACCCCCGCATGGACACCCCCCATGCGGGGTTATTTTATGCGACAATATAGACATGGAGGACGTGAGGATACAGGGTTGGTACACGTCGCCGCCCTCCTCACGGACTCCTTATTTTATGGACAAGGACGTGTTGGATATGACTCTAATCGAGAGGATGGTAGCCGCTGGCATGTCCCGTGATTGTGCCGCTGAAACAGCGATGTGGTACATGGCACAGGGAGATGACGAGGGCCTAGAGGATTACGTAACCGCATTGGAGGCGGGGAGGGAGGCGCGTCAGTATGGCGTTTCCTAATTACACATACCCGGCTTATGGGGCCTACAATCCTGTTACCCCGTTTGCTCCGGCTCCACAAGTATATCAGCCCCAGCAACCTACTCAGCAACCATCACAGACCATTCAGGCGCAAGGGAATGTAAACACACAGCCCGCTTTTTTCTGCCGTCCTGTGGCCTCCAGAGAAGAAGCGCTGGGGGTTCCGGTTGACTTCATGGGAGCCCCTATGTTTTTCCCCGACCTCGCTCATAATGTGGTCTATATGAAACGCTTTAATACCAATACCGGAGCTGCTGATGTGTTTGAGTTCCACGGTCAACAGCAGGCAAAAGAACAACAGACGGAGAATCCGGCCCCTGCTTTCGCACCGCTGGATGAATTTATGGACATGAAGGACACCATCAACAATTTGAAGGACGAGATAGAACGGCTGAAAAAGCCCGCTTCTGGTGGAAAGGCAGGGAAAAAGAATGATGCCTCCGATGAATAATCCCATGACGGCCATGCTCCAGATGGCGCGGAACGGCGGGGATCCCATGCAAATGCTCCAGCAGATGGCTGGACAGAATCCGCAGGCAGCTCAAGCTATGCGGCTCATTCAAGGGAAAAACCCGCAGCAGCTTCGCCAGACTGCGGAAAACATGGCAAAACAGAGGGGAACCTCCGTTGAGGAAATTGCACGACAACTAGGTATACCCATGAAATAAAATAGAGCACTTCTTTTCAGTTTTTCGGTGTCTTGACAAAAAACCGCTCTTTGGAAACATCCGGGGAGCGTACGGCCCCGATGTAATAACTGACAAAGGAGTATATACAATGGATAACGATTTTGCGACTGGCTATGCTCTTGGCTCCGACTCCAACGGCGGCAACTGTAACAATGGCGGCTTTTGGGGTGGCGATGGCTGGTGGGCTATCATCATCTTCGCCATGATTTTTGGCTGGGGCCGCGGCGGCTTCGGTGGTTTCGGCGGTGGCGGTGCCAGCACCGATCCCGGCCTCCAGGGCCTAGCCACCCGTGCCGATGTGAACGAGGCCATTGCGTTCAATGGCGTTGAGCGCGGTATCTCCGCTATCCAGCAGGGCATCTGCGACAGCACCTATGCCCTGAACAACAGCATCACCAGCGGCTTCAACAACACCAATGTGGCACTTCTCCAGGGCTTCAACGGCGTCCAGTCTCAGATGTGCAACATGGCCGCTCAGGCTCAGGATTGCTGCTGCCAGACCCAGCGCGCCATCGACGGCGTGAATTACAACATGGCTACCAACACCTGCGCCATCCAGAATACCATCCAGAATAGCACACGAGATATTATTGACAGCCAGAACGCTGGTACTCGTGAAATCCTGAATTTCTTGACTCAGGATAAGATCGCCTCCCTCCAGTCTGAGAATCAGGCGTTGAAGTTCCAGGCCAGCCAGACCGCACAGAACTCTTATCTTGCTGCCATGTCTGACGCTCAGACCTCTGAGCTGATTCGGCGCATCAACCCCATGCCCGTGCCCGCTTACCAGGTGCCCGCCCCCTATCCCTATTGCGGGGCCTACAGCAACGGCTGTGGTTGTGGCTGCTAAACTTACGAGGAATCCTCGTAAGTTGATCTTCCGGCTTTGCCGTGACTATTTCGGGGCGGCGGGCTAAGTGTCTGCCGCCCCTGATTTTTGGAGGTATTTTATGTCTTGTAAGCCTGTTTGCCGACTGTGCGACAACCTGGTGCTAAGCCAGGCGGTCACCTCTACTGGAGGGAATCTTGAAATCAATCTGCCTGCCGGCGCCTACAACAACGGCGGAAAGTATTGTATTGTGGTAGCTCAGTCCATCCCGGCCACAACTACCATCAATGCACCTGTGTACATTACTATTGGTACGGGGACAGAGCTATATCCCCTTACCAAGCGTAACTGCGCTCAGGTGACTGCCTGCGGCATCCGCACTCGCACCCGCTACTCCGTCTGTGTGGTGACTACCCCCACCGGCGGCTCGTTCCGCATGTTGGGGCAGCCCTGCTGCTCTCCCAGTAACAATCTTGCCAGTATTGACGGCGGTGCTGCACCCGCCCCTACGGCGTAAGGAGGGGTCAAAATGAAACGATCTACTCGGATGATGCTCATGTCCAGTGGCAACAATCGCCGCTACAACGACGGACGGAGCTACGACAACTACGATGTCGATGATAAGTTTCGTGACCGCCGTGGCCGGGAGCATTACGACAATGGCCGCTATGCGCCGCGCTCTGAGATGATGGAGCCGGAGGATCGGGGCTATCGTCGCTACTCTGATGGGCGCTTTGCCCCACGCAACGATGGTGGCATGTGGGTAGATAGCCGCTACTGGGATGACCGGATGTACGGCCCTCAGTCTCACTACGGCTACCCCTACGTCCCACCGGTCTATCGGGAGGATGGGGGCGCATACACAGAGCGACGGGAGATGAATCGGCCAATGAACAAAATCGGATTCGCTATCTCTGGAGAAGGAGAAATGAGAACTCCGAGAGAGTTTGACCATGACTACCGCATGGACGAGATGGCGTACAGAAAAGGTGGAGAACGCATGACAGGTTATGGGGCTGCTTCCGGCTATATCCCTTTCACGAAGGAGATGGCCGATGAATGGTCTAAGAATATGGACAACGAGGATGGCACCCGTGGCGCTCACTGGACGCTGGAGCAGGCCAAACAGGTCATGGCCCAGCGTGGGATTGAGTGCGACCCTGTCCAGTTCTGGGCGGCCCTCAACATGGTCTATAGTGACTACGTTAAGGTAGCCAAGAAACACGGTGTCGGTGATAAGATTGATTTCTATGCCGACATGGCAAAATCGTTCTTGTGCGACAAGGACGCACCGGAGGACAAGCTGGCCCGCTATTACGAGTACATCGTGAGGGGCTAAACAAAGGGCGGGGGCAATAGCCTCCGCCCTCTATTTTTGAGCTTTTTCATCGGTTTGCTATTTGCACATATTTACACCGAAAGTTACGCACTAGCTACATACTAGCTACAAAAAATCCTGTAACCATTGCAATTACTATGTTTCTTTTTCTAATGAATTACAAACACATTAAATTGGGTTCCGGGCAACATCATACCACGCCGGGCCCGCTGGTGCAAGCTGCCGCTTTACCCGGCTGGGGTTTCATGATATAATAACCGCAAAGCGGCGGTTATACCTGACGCGGTCCGCCTGCTCCCGCCTTGGGGCGGGACTGCGAAATCCGGCGTCATGCGGCCATTCCGCCGGGCTTCATGGCGGAATGACGAGAAAGGAACGGCTTTTGCCGGGAAGGGAGGGGCGCCATGCGCCGCATCCAGAAATATCTGTCCGGCCTGTGTGCGGCGGCGCTGCTCCTGAGCCTCCTGCTGGCCGGGACGGCCAAGGCGGATGAGATCACCATCTATCTGATGGCGGAGAACGACCAGATGCTGGACCTGCCCCTGTCTGCCATGCCCGCCTGGATCAACGGAGACATATATGTGCCCTACACCGCCTTCGACTGGACGGTGACGGGGGTGAACCTGGGAGTCTCCTACGGGCAGGAGCGGACAGAGACTGAGTACAAGTTTACCCTCTACAGCCTGAACGGCATGCTTGTGTTTGACCTGAACGCGGGCACCTGCACCGACGGCTTCTCCGGAGAGGCGAAGGACATGCGTGCCGCGCTGCGCAACGGGCGGGTGTTTGTCCCCCTGGCCGGGGTGTGCAGCTTTTTTGGCCTGAATTACACCTATACCCCCACCAACTACGGCACCCTGATCCGTATCACAAACGGGCAGGAGCGGCTGGACACCCAGCAGTTTGTTACATCGGCCAGCGGGCTGTCTATGCCCACCCGCTACTATAAGTACCTCCAGGAGCTGAACCAGGGCACCCAGCCCACGCCCAGCCCGTCCCCCACGCCATCGGGCGGCGGCACGGACGAGCCGGAGCAGGAGGACGGTCTGCCGGTCTACCTGTCCTTCCAGTGCACCGGCGGCGGGGCGCTGGACAACATTTTGGACACCCTGGAGGCACGCGGCATCCGGGCCCTGTTCCTCTTTACGCCGGATGCCTTGGCGGCGGCGGAAGGTCAGCTCCGCCGGATGGTGGGCT